AATAGATGCGGACGTTGAAGTGCTGGATGTGTGCCGTATTGAAACGGCATCGGACTGGGAATACCAGCAGACCAAAGAGCAGGGCGGTAGGCTTGAATATTTTGATGACCTGATAAGAAGGAAAAAGAAGCATTGCATCAACATCAGAACAGTGCTGCGCAACCCGCAGACAGGATTCTCGTTGGCTTTCGACGTCGAAAATCACAAGCCTGAGATGTCAGCTTCCAAGCCAGTCGAATGCAAGGCTATCGTCCCTGATAATATTGTCGAGCAATTCAAGGCAATTCAAGAGACGATCACCATGATACAATCCGTTGGCGCTTTCTCCCAATTCGATCCGTACAAGCCATACCAGAACGACATTAAGCATGTTCCAACCATGCATTATTTTAACGATAACAGGTTCTTTGATCCTTATAATGACATGGGCGGAAGCTACTACCGATTTCATTGTGACCACTCGAAAGACATCGTCAACCTAACAAGAAAATCAATATCAGAATTCGCCAAGGCGACTGGTGATCGCATCGCCACAGCGTATGATCTGCACCTGATCATGTGCCACACGCTCTCCCCTCTCACCATGAATCACATCATCAACATGTGCAACACCATGACTCTGACGCAGAGCCACTTCATCAATCTGCTCGGAGATGCTCGGTCAAACACAACCGCTGAAGAGCACATGGTCTTCAATGGTGAACACGGATGGCATGGTGTCAGCACACGCACAGACGAGAATGGTTATGCCACTGTGAACCTCGCCATGGTTACCACTAGGGATGGGGAGAGGGTGTTCCCTATACCACATGGTTCGATCATTCCAGTCGCAGAGACTATCTTCAACAGCGACTCGCCAGATTGCACACACAGGCTGGTCGCTTGCGCTAATCCAGATGGCAGCGGAGTGAAGCTGTACAATATTCCATCCGCAGAAATCATCCGAGAGGCAGCGTACATGCGCACCAACTTTGGTAACTCTTCATTGAGAGAAGCCGACGAGCAGCAGATTAGCAGCTTGGCTGTTGCGGCAAGCGATGCGAGGATGGCATTCTCAACCAGCAGCAACCTAGCCAAGACGTTGGCTGAAAGTTTTCAGCAATTAGCCATCAATGATGTTGACTTTGTCGATGACTAATGTTAAAAATGTTTCCCTTGCTGAAAGGACGTAGCAATGAAAGTGTACAAAGACCCGCAACTCAGGCGTTGGGCAGACGGAAACAAAAGCGCACTCGATTCACTGGCGCAGTTTGAGAGACTTTATTTTGATGGAGACAACCAAGACTTCATCAATGTGCATGCGAACGTCGCAGACACAAACGATATCCGAATGCGCAATGACTCGATTGTTGTTTCCGAAGAGGCCATCAAGCCAAGGTTAAACATCTATGTCGCAGTCAAGTATTCTGCCAGTCTGCTGTCCGATGTCTGGGATATAGTTCCTGAACTAGTCGCAGCATACAACGAGGGAAAGGTTGCGGCGTTTGTGCAGCGCAGTTCCGTGACTGTAAAGAATAAGGTTGGAGGAATACCGCACACAAAGGGGAGCGAGACGGAGTACATGATTGGCGTGATGCCAAAGATAGACTTCGTGTTCGACGCAGACTATTCTCCATCGGATATTGTCAGCGACCTTATCAGGATCAGGTACGCAAACATCCCGGCGATGTGGTATCCGGAGTCAGTGCCAACGCAGACAACACGAGACGGGCTGCTCAGATTCCAGCGTGTTGACCAGCACGGATACAAGTATGTGCATGATCTTGAGGGTGCTTGGCACAGCAGTTTCATGCCGACGAAGTATACGATGTGGCTCGGACGATTCATGGGGAAGCTGGTTACAGGCGGCACACAAAAGCTGGCCGAGCGTATGGCGTTGCATATGCTTGGCAACTCGTTTGGCTTGGAGGTAGACGGAGAGATTGAGGCAGCACATTCATGAAAGGAGCATGTCATGCCAAAGGTATGGGGTTATTGCAGGGCTTCGACAGCGAAGCAGGAGTTGACACTGATAGCTCAGGCCGACGCCATCAAGAGATTCTTTGAATACAAATTCAAGGACAAAGGGTACGAGCTAGAGATTGTTGAAGACGCATCGACATCTGCATCCGTCTGGTTTCCGAAGCGTCCGAGCGGAGCAAAGATATACAGGTCTGTTGAAGCTGGCGACGCAGTGGTTGTGACAAAACTTGACAGGGCATTCAGGAATATGCGTGACATGTCCTCGACGATGGAGGACTTGAAAGAAATGGGTGTCGCTCTCCACCTTCTTGACATCAACGTGTCAACAGACTCTGACATTGGAAGGCTTATGAGTGGCATCATGTCGAGCGTCGCTGACTTTGAGAAGTCGAGAATCATAACAAGAACCAAGGAGGCTCTCGCAGTTAAAAAGCAAAAGCTTTTCGAGGCGTTCGATGGAATGGAACCATTCAATTCAAGACAGCAACTTAGCTTTCGGAACACTCCGTACGGATGGGGATGGGACAGAAAGGAATGCCGTGCATTCAGAATGCCGGAAGACATAGAGGTAGGGAAGATAGTGCTGGAGATTTACTTGCGATGCTTGGCAAAAGTCAAGCGACGTGCGTACGAAAACATGGGCATGAGAAAGCGCATGCGTGGCGTGGCTGAGAAAGAACAGCTTGCACAAAAGAAGAAAGAGCTTGTTCGGCAGAAGGTGGCCGAGTTAAAAGTGCAGTACCCGCAGATGAGTTCACTGGAAAGAATAAACCTTGGGCGGATGATGGCATACAGGGAGATTAGAACTTGGGAAAAACCGAAGCCTGTCGATTATCGTGTCGGAGTAGGCCCGCAAAGCAGAAGAAACAAGGCGGTTAAGTTCAGCGAACGCATGGACAAGGCAGTCAAGGACACCATGGCGGAACTGCATGAGCGTGGCGTCAAGATGACTGAAAGGGTGAAGAAGCACAGGAGCTTCGCTGTCGCAAGCAACGTCGAAGAGTACACGGAAAAGTATGGATACTGGAGAATCAAGACCATCAAGAGTTACGTTAGAAGCGAACTTAAAAGAACAGCGAAGACAATCAACACGGAGGTTGCGAATGCAAGACAACATGCCGGAGAAGAGAAGAAGGAACCTCAAGGAGACAACTCCAGCGGAACACGCCTTCTTGAAAATCATGAAAAGATACAACGGAATGAAGCGCTCGACTGAGATAACGCAAGAGTCTATCGAGATAGCACGAGCCATGCTGATGAAAAAACAGTGCATAGCTTTCGAGGTATCTCTGCAAGCCGGTGTCAACGATCTGCTTGAGTCTGCATCACTCGCTGTGTCCATAAACCCTGAGCCAGTATCAACAGACAGGCACTACGAACCACATGTATACAAGTCAACGCAAGATGGATATGAATCTGATTACAGAGATAGCTTCTAAACTCATTAACACGAGAGGTTTTGACGTGAACAAAAGCGACCTACTTGAAAAAGTCAAGCGAACGTTAAGCAACAGGGGGCCTTATTACGGAACCCCTCAAGACAACTATGGCAGGGCTGCCACGCTATGGTCTGTGATCCTAGACAGGGACATACGACCAGAGCAAGTGGTAATGTGCATGGTTGCCATCAAGATGGCGAGGGAGGCAGAGCGTCACAAGCACGATAACATCATGGACATGATAGGTTATCTTACACTTTACGATGAGCTTATGGAGGGGCGATGCGACCAATTTACGAAACATCAGGAAATCGTCAGGCGCAAACCGGGGCGGCCACCCAAATCGAAAAATACTTCGACTGCGAAATGAAGCCAACCCCAAAGATGTATCAGGTAGACTTCGTTGCCATGCGAAACGGAAAACCTGTGGCTTGGATAGAGTTTAAGGAAAGAAACTATTCGATGGAGCGAATAAAAAGCTTGGGCGGATACATGTTGTCTCTTCACAAACTGATTGCCGCCAAGAACCTTAACGAGATCACAGGTCTTCCGTTCTTGCTGTACATAAAGACGACAGACGGAATTTATTACAAGCTGTTTAAATCATTCAAGGCAAAGAACATTTGCTTCGGAGGAAGGACAGACAGGGGTGACCCGCAAGATATGGAGCCTTGCGTGCTGATTGACACGGACGAGTTCATACCATTGAAAGGATGCAATCATGAGCGATAGGACTGAGTGGCTTAAGAAAAGGAAGCTCGGCATAGGTGGATCAGACATCTCTGCGGTAAGCGGAGTCAACCCTTGGAAGACAGCTTGGGATGTCTACATGGACAAGACTGATCCAAACATCCACGAGTTTTCAAACTCAAGCACGCATTGGGGGCACATACTGGAACCCATAGTTGCGGACGAATTCGCCAGAGTCATGAACGCCAAGGTGCGCAAGCCAGAGTTGGAGATCATGTCTCTACCAGACAAACCGCATATCATGGCAAGCCTTGACAGGCTGGCTGTCATGCCGGACGGGGAGGAGGTTGTCGTTGAAATCAAGACAAGCTCAAGTCGTTCGAGCAGTAAGTGGGGAGAGCAGATGACAGACCAGATACCTGTCTACTATCTGACTCAAGTCCACTATCAGATGGGCATTAGCGGACACAAGACGGCGTATGTACCTGTGCTGATAGACACATCGGACTTCCGGATATACAAAGTAGATCGTGACGATGACATCGTGGCATCGCTGCACCAGATAGCCGACGAGTTTTGGCAAAGGGTGATAGAGAAGCGACCTCCAACACCAGACGCAGGGAGCGCTGCTGGCCGGGAGACTATTAAGAAATTCCAAGCATCAAAGGGTGTGACTGTAGACTTGCCAGTCGCATCGCTGGAGCATCTGCATGTGTACGAGCAATCAAAGCGTGCTGAAGCAGAGGCGGCAGAGAAGAAGGACAAGGCGTTGGCTGAGATTATCCTGATGATGGGTGACGCTCAGATCGGAAGGTTCCCAAGCGGAGGACAAATTGAAAGGAGACTCGTCGAGCGCAAGGAATCAATCAGTAAAGCTGGATCATATTACAAAACCACACTTAAGATTGAGGAGAGAAAGTAATGAGTACAGATATCGTCAGCGTCCAAGAAAAGGCCGGGAAGCTCAGGACTTTCCTGAGCGATAACCGAGTCAAGGATCAGATCGGAATGGCGTGCACTGCTGGCTTGAAGCCAGAGAAGGTCATCCGCACCGCCATGACTCTGGTGCAGAGCAACCCATCGCTGCTTGACTGCTCGCAGTCTTCCATACTGGCTGGCATTGTCAAGGCAACCGAGCTTGGCCTTGAACTTACAGGGGCCATGGGTCACGCCTATCTAGTTCCGTATTTCAACAAGGGCTCGCAGTCGGCAAACTTCCAGCTTGGCTATCGTGGACTGATCGAACTGGCTCACAGGTCTGACAGGATCGTGCGGTTTGATGCACGAATAGTCTACGAGAATGATGAGTTCTCCATCGACTATAGCCAGAACCCTCCGTTCACACACAAGCCATGCATATCCGGAGAACCCGGAGACATGATAGGGGTGTACTCGTCAGCGTTCCTCAAGGGAGGAGCAACGGACATAGAGTATATGACCATCGCTCAGATCATGGAGCATCGGGACAAATACAGCAAGGCTGGAGCATCCTCACCATGGGCCACAGCGTTCGCAGAGATGGCTAAGAAGACTGTGATCAAGCGACTTGCAAAGCGTCTGCCGCTGGCGACAGAGGTGCAGATCGCAATTGATGAGGACGAGCGTCCTTTCCATGGCGTTGCATTCAGTCAGGCTCCAGATAATTTGGTTGAAAACAGCGCTCAGCCAAGCGAAAATATCGCTAGGAAAAGCAGTTCCGCCAAGCTTAAAAATGCGCTGGCAGCAATTTCGACGTCGAAACTTCCTGAGAAAACGGAAGAGTCGTAAGAAGTTAAACTCCATAGGGGCTGCATGATGCGGCCCCTTTCGCTTCATGGAGGAGACATGCCAGACATCATATACATCGACAAGAACGACAAAGAAATTACCAAGGAAAAATGGGAAAGCCTTATCAGGGATAAAGATTACTGTTGGATTCACAAGTTTTACAAAGACGATCTCTACCTTTCGGCTAGCTGGATAGGCGTATCGTGGATCAAGTCAAAGCACCACGAGATATGGTCTATCGCCATAAACGCAATCGATATAGACGGCAGCATCATGTCTGTTGTTGACTTTGTCAGCACCCGCAAGGAACTTGACTCGGAGTTCGAGCGAGTCAAGGGATTGATTGAAGAGGGAATTATATACGCCGAAAAAGAACACACCTACGACCAGCCCAAACAGAGAAAGAGAAGGAAGAGATGAGTGGAAAAAAGAAACTGTTTGGCAATGCGTTTGGCCAGCGGCGCAGTAAGTATTGCGCAAAGGCAACCTATCTTGACGGCAAAAGATTCGCATCCAAAAAGGAGGCGGCACGCTATGGACAGCTAAAGGCCATGGCCGACGCAGGGTACATCAAGAATCTCAACACGCAAGTTCCATTTGAGATCAAGATCAACGACAAGAAGATATGCAAATACTTGGCCGACTTTTGCTACGAGGAAGTAGCCACCGGAGAGTCTGTGGTTGAAGATGTTAAAGGTTTCCGCACCGACATCTACAAGCTGAAGAAGAAACTTGTTGAAGCGCTCTACGGAATAGTCATCAAGGAAGTCTAGTTCGTGATGTAGATGTTGCCTTGGTCAGCAGTGCGCTGCCTTTCCTTCTTGGCTCGCCTTGCTTCATCCTCAAGCGTCCTCTGCAATCGCAGCAACTCTACCTGTTTGGGAGTCAGGTTCTGTTCCTGTCCGGGCTGCACATAAACTTTTTCAAACTGGGATATTCCCGGCGATCCGGCGAGCGCATCCTTCACAAGCTCTCTTGCACGCACCGATTCCCACTTATCCATGTCAACGTCAGTGAATCTACCACCGAGCAGAAGGTTTGAAATCCTTGTCGGGATAGTCTTCCTGTCGTCAAAAAGCGTCCTTCCCATGGACACGACTCGTGACAGTGGTGAGTTGCCGACAACTTGATCAACAAATCTGCTGCCGCTTGGGCTGTACAAATCGTCCAAGCTACGATGCCCAAAGAACTGCCTGTTGGTAGCCAACTCAAGCGGCATCTTGATGTATGGGTTTAGCTGGCCAAGCAGCGATTCAAATCCACGGAATGGGGAATCTCCAAACGGATTTGATATGTAGTTAGCGACAACATCGACTGGCAACTCAAGTCCTGTGAAGAACGTCCTTATGGAAGGAGACCTGTCAGGGTTGCTGATCAGCGGGAAGTTGGACACATCGTAAACCATTGACCCGCCAAGATGTGTCGGCAGCAACTCGTTGTTGTAATCCTGATCCCTCAATCTTCCTGCTGCCTTGGTGTATTGCGCCAGTGTTCCGCCCGGATTCTGGGTGATATTCTTAAACACAAACGGAAGCATGCCACGAGTAAACGTGTAGAACGGGAACGCTCTTCGCAGATATGTCTTTTCAAAGTCGGTCAACCTTGAATAATCAACGTGTGACTCGGCTACCTTTTGCGCAGCAACATCAGGAGAGAAACCTTGGCGGAGGTATCCATAGAACGATCCGCCACGATTGGCGTTCTCAACCTTTAAGTTTAAGTCCTGACCAAATTTAAAAGGCCCGAACACTGTCTCAGGAGTTGAGCCAGAGCTAAGCAGCGGGTTGCCTTGTATGGTAGAGATTAGCTTTCCAGTGTCAGGGTCTCTCGTGTATGGAAACAGTGCGGAAAGATTAAGCTTCCTCTTGCCGGTTGCCTCGTCTTTCTTAACCACATCCCAGAACCCTGTGGCAAGATCGCCAAGCGAACGCAATGGAACTTGCCCCGGTATCTCCTTGTTAACAACCCTGTTCAAATCCTGTATGTTTGTTATGTTGTCAACGGATCGCTCAGGAGAGTACACCCCATACTCATGCATCAGTTCGTTCAAACGTTTTGTTGCGGTCTCGTCAGTGTAGAGTTCAAGACCATTCTTTGCCCTTATCTGGTTGGCTTCCTTGAACAAAGGTATCTCATCGACGATACCCTTGATAGTACCACCCATGGCTGAAGTGTTAGCCTTGTTTGCATCCGAGAAAGCTATGAACGGATTAAGCTTGTTTCCGATGGCTCCGGTGCTGGTGTTTGTAAGCATACCGGATATGTAGTTTCTCGCACCGAAGGCTGGTGACGGGAACGTGAGGCCGCCCCTGAGAATGTCCGTTGCGCTATCAATGAAGTTACCAAGCGCACTTACAGGCTTTGGTATCTCGAAGTTTACTATGTCTTCCCTTATATTGTCAGCAACTCTGCTTGGTACATAAGCCTGCACGCCGCTCTTTTCCGAGACAAAATCCTTAAACAAACTTCTAAATGCTTCAGCTTCCGCTTCTGCGTCACCAATGAAGTCTCCGGCGTCCTCGACTTCCTTGATAATTTCAGCCTTTCGACTGTCAAGGTTTGCCTCGACATGGCTTCGCATTGCCTCATTGATAGGATTCGTCTTGGTATCAGCAAGCCTGTCTGTGGTTCTGTACTTGTCAGCAAAATACTCCATCGCCCTGTCAGGGTTCAGGTTTGATTTGCTTAAGGCGGCACGGAGGCTGACATCGTACTTCCCGTCAACAGAACCCTGACCGATGTTGGCGTTTCCAAGGTAAGCCTTTGCGACTTCAGTCGCCCTGTTTACCGCACGCCCAGCGGCTGAAGTTTTTCTTACAAAAGAATTAAGCGGGTGATCATAGTATGGTGCGCCCATGGCTGCGGCAATCTCGTCGCCGCTCGCCGTCGTCGCACCCTTTGGAAGATAGAACGGAGACTGCTCAGCAAAAGTCTCCGCCAATCTTTGAACATCTTCAGCAGCTTTCAATGTGTTTCTGAACTTGTCATCAATATAGTAAAGCCCCGGCTTAAGATTGCCAGCCTTGTCCACAATCTTTTTGTTTTTATTCAGGTTGAATATCTCTCTGGCGCTGAACGCTTCGTCCAAAATGTCATCTGTTATTGGGCCTTTGAATATTCTTCCTGCGTCAAAAGTCGCTCGATCAATTCCGTACTTCTCAGGGTTCCTTACTGCATCCAAGATAGCTTGCTTGGTTGGCATGAACGTTTCACGAAACTCGCCAACTGGAAGACCGCTTCTCTTGGAGCGCATTTCAAGTTGTTTCTTGGCGGCGTTGATGTCTCGAATTAACGAGTAATGATCAGCCGTAATGTTTGGCAACTGCTTGACGTCTTCAATTTTGTACTTCGACGAAAGGTATCTCAAGTCGCCGAGCGCCTTCGCATAAGCAGCCTCATCAGCGAACCCTTTGTAATCTGTGGCCAAAAGGTTTTCGCTTTTCTTGAGGGCAGATGCGAACTGGTCAGGAGGAACAGTCTGCTTGAGCGCAGATATAAGCGGATTCTTTGCTATGCTTTCGACATCAAGAGAACTCAGCAATCCGTTCATAGTTCTTAGCGAGTTCAATTCATCCGTTATTATAGTTGATGGAGTCCCAGCGTACCTGTATACAGAATCAAGCCTGCTCTGCTTCGAGTCAGGATTGATGCTTCTTGGGAAATAGCTGTCTTCTCCGACATTGACCATGTCGCCACTGCCAAAGTACACTTCATTGTTAAGCTCAGGTCTCTTGGATATAGCTCCTGAATCAACAAGGCTATCCATATTCCGTGTCATGGCAGACCTGACAGGTTTCCCTGTTGTCGCATCTGTGACAAATCCAGAAATAAATTTTCTAGCCTTGTCATAAATTCCAACAGCTTCATTTAAAAGCGTCTGATCATCCATGGAGCCAAGGATGTCTGGGTACATCTGCCTTAGTTCATTCATGTTCCTAGCTATGGTTCTGCTAAGACCTATGGAATTCGGGCTGATGACTCCGGTCATTTGCTCGTCAAGAAGTTTTCTTATTTGCGGGCCAGACTCAGCCGACCACAAAGCAAACTGAGGGGTTTGTGCATATTGGCCAAGCTCATTTCTCAGTATGTTTTTATCTCTGTTAGCTCTAGCTATGTTGGCAAGTTCTTGGGAATCAACAGCGCTGTTGATCGCTTGGCCTTCCTTTGTGACCGCTCCACCATACCCGTAGTTAAACATCCTGCCAAGAACACGCTTGAGTGCGGAGGCCCCCTCGCTCACAGGTTCAACAAAGTCACGAAGTATAGGCGTTTTTTCAATTACTTTTCCTGCCATTCCAGACAGTGCGCTTGGTATTCCACCAGCAAAATTCGCAAGACTTTCTCCAGCGTCACCAGTCAATGCCAGTCTTGTGTTTGTGAACGGAACCTTGACGCCGACTGGGCCAGCAAGAGGCTGCCTTACAAAAGCATCAATGATTTTTTCATTGGGATCAATAATTATATCGCCGGTGGCAACCTTGCTCATGTATTCAGGCTGCGTCATGTCAGTCACATAAACGGCGCTGTCGTCAAGTTTTCCTGCACTTTTAATTGCCTCGTATTCGTCCGGCGTTTTGAAAATTCTTTCCTTTGTTCCGCTGTATTTTGGCGATTGGCGAAGCCTGTTGTAGAGAGATTCATCAGCCCATCGAAGCTCGTTTAAGTTATCAAATCCTTTTGTGGCTTTGGCGATATCGTCAGCCTTGTACCCAAACTTTGCAAGCTCAGCGCCCTTTTTTGTCAATGCTCCAGCGCCAAGGGTAAGATATGTGGAAGGGTCTAGCAGTATTTCCGTAGCCATCCCACCAAGAGTCCCAAAGAACCCGTCGCCAAGAACATTGTTGAGACCTATATTTTTGTTTAGCTCCGCTCCTGATACGGCGTCTTCTGGTTTTGTTATGCCAAGCGTGTCACTAAACGGAATGATAGACAAGGCTTCTTGCGGCTTCCCGCCAAGAACGCCACGAACAGCACGCCCGCCAAACGTTTTATCCAGCACATCGCCAAGATAAGCAGCTTTCTCAAGAGACCAGTTACCAATCTTGCTTAGCGTACTTTCTTCCTCTTCGGGAGACAATGGCTCCCTGTAGTCTGGACTTGTCGGGCCAAACCCTTCACGCTCTATTGGGTCACCGGCAAGACTTCTGCTTTTAAAAAGACCACGACGATTGCGAAGGAAGTCTTCGTCATCTTCAAAGATGCTTGGTCTAAACATGAAACCCTCGTTATCGCATCATGTGATTTGGCTCAACGCCTTCGTTGTCTGGAAACATGCCTTCCATCTGTTCTTCATATGGATATGGAGACATGGATGGGTCTTGCATGTGCGCCATCGCTGCTGGGTCTCCGCCCATCATCTGCTGTTGCATTATCATCTGTTGCAAGGCATCCATGTTGCCCATCTGCGCATCAGCAGCAGGGGAATTACCAATGTTTTCACCTTGCTGATTACCATATAACAACTCAAGAAGCTCCATAAGTTTTTCAACCGGAAGCCCGTTGACGCTTGCCATGGTCATCGGCTCTCCCATGTCATACATGCCAGTAACTGGCCCCATTGGCATGCCTTGAGGAGCAGCCATCTGATCCATCATTGCTCCCTGTGCATCAATAGGAATCTGTTGATCAGGTGATTCCTGCTGAATAAGCTGCATAATGTCTTGCGGGTTCATGGTCGGTAAATTTCCACTGCTCATAGTAATCTCCGTTAGGGTTTGAATTTAAATTAATTTACTTGGTTATCTTGGTATGAAGCGTTGACTTAGGTTTTGTTCCAAAACATTTTTATATCCAGTCCTTCTCTTCTTTGGGTCATCAATTGGGTCAATTATGTTAAGTATCTCATTGGCTCTTTGATTGTATCCTTTCCCAAAAATAGAATCCATTAATCCGTACTGAGATTTGATATCAGCAAATTCTTGAGGGTAAATCTTTTTGATCATTTCCAATCCAGCCATGCCTCTGATCTTTGACTGAATGCTGTTTGGATTCATTTTTGTTTCTTCAAGAACCATATCCAAAGCAGAACCAAAAGGAATCTTGGCCTTGACCATATCGGACTCAGACCACCCACCCTGTTTTGGAGTGTAGCCATCTCTCAGCTTTGTGTTTGAAAATATTTTTGAAGACCAATACTCTCCAGCATCAAGAACTTGAGTTGCAAATGACACTTCGGCAGCTTGCCTCTCGGTCAATTTGTTTAAAGGAGAAGACAGTACGCTTGGGTCTCCGCTTTGACCAGACACGATGTTTATCACGCTGTCAACATTTCTTCTATCGCCAACCCACCCTGACGGGTCTTGTTCGCTTTTCAATATTGGCGCTTTACCGGGAACAGAAGTTAAGCCACGATCCAGTATGTTTGACACAAGTGATTGTGTTGTAGTCTTGAGAGGGTCTGAATTTAAATTCGCCATGACAGGGTCTGATCCAGTTTGTTGACCAGAGACAAAGCTTTGAAAATGCTTTTTCAAAGCGTCATTAAACTCGTTGTTTAATTTGATTTGGTCAACAAAATCACGATTGGCATATTTGTTAAATTTCACAATACCGCTTGGGAACTCAAACCCGGTCTCTCTCGAAACCTTATCAACATCAAGCCTTGCTCTTGGGTTACCAAGTGAAGCGACTCCTGTTTTAGATGCATCAGATGCAGCATTAAGTTTAGCATCAGAGACTTTTATGTATTCTTGAAGCTGGCTGTTTATGGAATTCTCCCTGTCGGCCATGCTTCTGTCATACATTTTCAAAAGCTGATCGGCTGCCCTTGCCGCTGACTCGCTCTGTTGAGCAAGCTGAGCAAGCCTTTGGTCTCTTTCTTCCGTTCTATTAGACGAACCTGTGCCAGTCGTGTTGTCTGTGGTTCTTCCATTCTTGGTTTGATTATTTGTGGTTATCTGTTTGCTTCCTGTGGCGTTTGCACCACGAGCAAACTGCTGAGCATTTTGCCAATTTGTAGTCCATCCGTCATTAGCGTTTCCACCTCTTCTGCCTCCGCCCTGCTGGAATTCATTCTGATTATTTCCAGTATTAGTTGCAGAGTTTGTGGCGTTGGTTCCTTGGCCAGTCTCGGATTCCGTAGCAAAACCAGATTTGTTACTAAAAGTATTGCTGTTTTCCTTGGTGAACGATTTTACAAGCTCCAAGTCTTTAGATGAAAGCTTGTCAAATATACCTAATTGAGCGGCAGTTGTTGCCGCATATTGATCAAGAGAAGGCTTGGGAATAGCATCGTTAATCTGGCCTCTAAGATTAACAATAAAATCTTTTGCGCTCGCATATTGGTCAGGCATTGATTTTATAAACGGGATAATCAATTCCTTGCCATCAACAGTTATTGAGTGCCCATCCTTGAATTGCTTTATCCTGTGAAATAAAGCGTCTTCCTTGAGAAGATTCTTGTTTTGGTCAGGAGCCTTCAGAAGTATTGGGCCACCATCACCACCAGCTTGGCCGACTGGAACAGCTTGCTGTTGTGGCTGCTGTTGCGGCTGGGCTACAGGCTGCTGCGCTTGCGGAGCAACAGCATTAGTGGCAAAACTTCCACCACCGCCAGAAGTCTCGGTGTCTCTGGTAAGGTATCCTGTTAAATTTTTTCCAGAAGCAGCTGGAAAATTGTATCCGACCTGATTGTTTTTTGCCAACTGGTCGTTGTTTACTATGTGCAATATTTCGTTTGTAAAGAATGGCTTGTAATTCTTCATGTCGCTTTGAAGGACAAGCCTGTGGTTTCCTCCAAATTGTTTTCTTAAATCCTCACCAATGTCAGTGAATAAATGATCGACAACCTCTTTCTCTGTTTTGCTGTCAAACAAAGGCAACGATCCGTCTTTCATTCTGTACTTGCCGAAGTAACTTTGTAGCGCTGACGGATAAAGCTTGTTTTCTAAAGCGATTTCGGCATCAGTAGCCCCCTTTTTTGGTGGATACTGTGCACTGACTCTGTAGCGGTCAATGGTTCCGCCGTTGCCATCTGGTTTTGATGATATTGGTTTTGAAAATGTGTTGTCGGCAAAAACTTCTGCGTCTGTTTTTTGCCTTGGAGCGCTGTCGTAACTTCCATTGCCAAGGCTTTGACCGCTTTGAACCAATGGGGCTATCCCTGCAACTCCGGATTCTGCCTGCGGAGCCTTGCCAAAAAGCTGCTCAAGTTTTGACTTTGGAGTGTGGAAGAATTTGTCAGTCGGCCTTATTACTGATTGGCCATCATCAAAAACTCCGGACTTTGAAGGGTCTTTCCATATGTTATTGAAGTCCTCTTGCGTCATGAACCTATTGATTTGTGCGCCTCTTGGCGAGTTCATTTTGTACAAGGTGTCAAGTTCTTCAGCAACTTGCTGGGCATTCATGCCCTTTGATTTGAACTCAGCAATGCGCTGAGGAGTAAGCATGCCAAGAGGATCAACAGCAGGGATCGCCTGTTCAGGCTGCTTGTTGTTCCCTGCAAAGATGTCAGTCCAATTACTCTTGTTTGCTATATTCGGATCGCCTGCGCCGTTTTTCCCATTAATAATATTTGGCGGAGTGTTCCACCCGCCTCTTGGAAGAAACTCCCTGTCGTCCCTTTTTTGAATAACTTGGCCTTGGTCTTGTACTTGGTTCCCATCAATCGGGCGACCAATGTCAAGATTCCTGATGGTTCGTGCGCCAGTCTTTGGATCAATCTGAACCTCGAACTGAAAAGGAATTTGCCCCGGCTTGCCCTGCTGAGCCTGCTGCTGTGGCTGTTGATTAATTTGAGCAAGCTCAACAGCCCTTTTGTCGGAAGCCATCGGCATCCCATTGGGGCCAAATCTTTGCAGCATCTTTGAGAAATCATTGTTCGACATGGCAGCTATTTCTGGATTTGTTTTTCCAAGAATAGCTTTGTATCTGCTGATAGTCAGAGGCCCGCCAACAGCTTTTCCATCAGGCCCAATCTGAACGCCTGTCACTGGGCTAACGTAATTGTAGCTTGTTTTGTCTGTTTCAGACTTATAGTTTGGCCCAAGAACAAACTCTTTAGATTCCATTATTAATCCAGTTTCCGGATCAATGGTATCAATTTGGTCTTTGTTATTGTCAGTGGCGCTTGGGATGCCAATGCCGCCATCAGGTTCAACAATAGGCTGTTCTTCATAAGAGAAAGC